TTGTCGTGTTCCATAATGAGCACCCCGGTATCACTATCGTTCCGATCAACATGAACGAAAATGTCACAAAAATGTATAACCATGTTATATACTGACAGCGTGTCAAAAAAGTCTTTGACTTTTTTGCACGCTTCAAAAACGCCACATTTTTTGTGAAAACAGGTTTTCACGAAAAATCTCGCTACGCTCGTCAAAAAGCCTGATAAATCAGGCGTTTTTGATGGCTATTAATCCAATTTCGAGTGGGGCCTTTGCCCCCTCGAGCTCCCCTGCTGCTCTATTATCTTTCTTTTGCAGTATAGTTTTTCGACAGCCTGATACTGAAATGAAACCGCAGACCAATATCCGGCCTGCGGTTTTTGCGACAAAGTATAGTTATTCGCTTTAAAAAATTTTAAAGCGAATAACTGACACGGTTAGAGCGAATAAGGCGAAGATAAAAAAGAAATAACAGCCTTCATCAATGATGGAAGCTGTTATTTTTGGCACGCCGTAAGGGATTCGAACCTTTGCGGCAGAGCGAAAAGACATTGATAATACTGTGCTTTTTCGATGCTGTCGTAAATTTTGGCGTAAACTATCAATCTTGCTTGGGTAAATTGTCGTAAAAATCGCGCATTGCATTCTCTGCGTGGCCTATATCCTGCGCAGACAAATGCGTGTAAATTTTGCGCATCGTCGCATAGTCTGACCAACCACCTATTTGCATCGCAGCCTGTTCGCTCATACGAACATGGTAGGCTAATGAAGCGAAAGAATGACGCAAGCCGTGAACTCCAAGCTTCGGCAAACCGTTAGCAGCACAAATATCATTGACCCAATCATACACTGTGGAAATGTAGCATGTTACGACCTTACCGTGCTTACTTTTAACAGCCGTCAAAGCCTCATAAAGCTCTGGTATCATAATAGGTATTGTTCGGGTCGATGTGGCGTTTTTGTTTGACGGCTTTTCAACAAGTGTCCAATTTTCTCCCGGGACTACTGCGCCGGATACTTTTATAGTGCGCTTTTTTAAATCGACATTTGACCAATCAAGCGCGGCGATCTCGGAGCGCCTGAGCGAATGCAAGCCGAGTAGTGCAGCTATCTCAACAGGCGTTCCCTTGACAGCTGCGATAAAGACATGTATCTGCTCCGGCGTAAGAAAAACTGGGTCTTTAGGCACGATTTGCGGTAGGGTGAGCCTGGGCAACTCCACACCGGCGGATTTAATGGCCGGTGACATAAGCCCCCATGCGTTCTTAAGCGTCTTAGGAGCGCACACAAGCGCTTCTGCGTTAATTACTGCTTGCCAGTCCTTTATATCAGAAAGCGGTTTTGCCATTACGGCCTTAAAGCGGTTCTTTTTCACGGAGCCGTAACCGGCAAGGGTTGACGGTGACAGAACGTTCCGGCGATTTTCAATATAATTATCTATCGCTTCGGCAAGTGTCAAGTCCGTTTTCTTTTGAGTCTTAACAAACCCGGCTCTTATGGCAATCGCCTTGGCCTTGGCTTCGGCTTCGGTGTCCTCAATGACGGTCACGCCCTCACGGCGGAGATCAACATACCACTTCTGCCCACGCTTACGCGGCGTGGGTATTTTTATCTCGTCTTTCTTCTTGCGCTCGCGGACAAGGCGCTCACCGCAGTAGCCGCAGAACGTAAAATGCAGCTCATCGGGCAATTCGGCTTTGCAATTTCGGCACTTCATTATTCGCTTTCCCCCTTTGGATATTCGCCATAATAAAATTTAAAGCGAATAACGCCCACGGTTAATCCCGCGGGCTTTTTGCGTTTTTGATAATCATCTTAGCTGTGTAGGCCATTAACGCTATTGCTGCGATAACCACGACAGCCAGCAGGACGGCAAGCGCAGACATTCCGGCAGACTGAAACAAGCCAGCTCGCGTCATGCGAATGTCTAAAAAGATATAACCTATCGTTGCACACAGCAGCAGAGCGCAAACGCCGATCAGGCCAAACATCAGCGGCTTATACACAGCACCGAGAGCCTTATAATGCTCGACGGTGCTTTTTAATATGCCGTTTTCATGCTCAAGCTCGTATACTTGCTGCTGTTGTTCGCCTGTAGGCACTTCCGGCGCGCGTAAGCCCATCAGCTCATCGAGCGACAGACCGAGGGCTTTACAGGTTGCCGCAGAGTAATAAAGCAGCGGTTGCTTGGTAGTGCCGGAGTTGACGGAGCAAATGCTGTTATAAGGAACGCCGCTTATCCTTGCCAGCTCTGCCAGCGTAAGACTGCTTGAAGCTCTCGCTTTTCGCAGTGCCTCAGGGTACTCGTCAAAGTAAGATTGCATGTCCTCCATTTTTGACACATTAAGCATCTCCCCTATTAAAATTTCTTGAAATACACGAGAAATTATTGAATTACACGATGAATTCGGCGAAAACAAGAAAAATTCGTGTATTTCCCGAAATCGATTTCGGTTATTTCTTTAAGGTTTCGGTTATTTCTGCATGGACATTTATCAAGACAGGTGCTACGCTATAAGTACAGCAAGCAACATTTTACAAACGCTGTGTGAAAAAATGTCCTGCCCTGTTGGCGCAGCGGCAGGACGGATTAAATTAAAGAGGTGCAGCAATGAGAAACAACACGAAAAAAACTACGCCCGAACCTCTAAGGGCCAAGTGGCTTGCGAGAAACAAAACCATTATAATAATAACCGAGGCAAGCGACGAGCGCATACAGGAGCTTCTGAGGCTGTTTGATGACGGTCATAGACTGCCGGGGTCATAGGGTCAATTAGTTTTATATCCGTCGGCTATGATATCTGCGTATTTCTCATATTCATATTGTGAATTGTTGAAACGCCTTTTTATTTCGTCTTTTAGTTTGTCAGCATCAAACTGATTTTTCTTACCGCGCTCGACTCCTGTAAGGCCATCATCATAGCCTGCATCGTAGCCGTCGCCATAACCAACATCATAGCCCTCGTCATGGCCTGTTGAATACCCTTCTTTGTTTCCTGCTTTGCGGCCTTCTTCACAGCCTGTTGAATATCCTTCATCATACCCGGCAGTGTGGCCGGAGCTCTGACCGATGCTGTAAGCGCCGAAAGAGCAAGCTGCAAGCAGCACGAGGGCGATGAGCGCGGCAATATATTTCGGGGCAGATTTTTTCTGCTTGCCCTCGATTATATCTTCCATGCGTTGAGCATTTGAGTTAAGATTAGACATTAAAAATCACTCCGCGAAATAAAAACACTTGCAATTTCTATGCAAATGCGCTATTCTCTAAATAAGATAGATAACAATTCTGCTATATCCTATTCAGATATACGAATAGGCATATCTCAACTGCTTATACATATAATAGCACTATTACGCCAAAAAAGATATAAATATTTACATTTTTGGCAGTTTGTCTGAAATTGGAGATGGAAACTGCACAGTTTGCACAAAGTAAATCAGCCAAAGCACTTTTCGCAAACGGTAAAGCCCTTGTCTATAGCTTCACTGTAGGTCATGACATCATAGTATTTCATGCCGCTGCAATCATTGTAACGATGTATTTTGCCGCCACTTTGGCTGACATACACAGTTCTATTGCCGTCGGGCACAGTTTCGGCGCTATCCTTGGCACAAGCGCAAAGCGAAAACACCATACACAAAGCAAGCAGCAAACAAATAAGACGTTTTTTCATAAAATCAACTCCGTAAAACTGATTATATAAAGATGGGAGCGAGAAAATGATACTAAGGGGCAAAACAGCGGAAGAATTTGCGAAACTGGACGAAGAAATAGACAATTCGCTTGCAAGCTTTGCGGAATGGCAAAAGACAAGACCGCCGCGTGAGAACGTAAGCCGAGAGGAATTTGCCGAGACGGTAAAAAAGATACCTGACGAAAAGCTTGAGCTTATAGCCAGGTACATAGATCGCATAGCCGGAGCTACTTTTTAACCTCGTTGTAGTCGAATGCGTCATCAAGACTTGAAAGCTCTTCTTCCGATATGTAGTTAAGCAGAGCGCGGCGATATCTGTCAGCAAGCAATTTGCTGTCGCGTAGAGCTTGAATATACATTGATTTGTAATGCGATCCGAGCGCAATGTTTATAATAAGCAGTGCGAGAACTACTACTAAATCCCAATTGATATAACCAAGCACATAGCGTGACACGAATATTGGGATATAATACGCCGCCCAGCTTACAAAACGAGCAGAGTCTCCGGCTTCGGGATATTCTTTAGAGGCGATAATACTCATAAAGGCAGGTATGCCGAAAGCTAAATAAATCGTCTTTACAGCTTCCCAAATATCGTGCGTAATCAATGCGAAAATCGCAGAAATAACTATGAGCACAATATTTGCAATTGCGAAACTGCGCCAGTGAGGATGCTTATCAAAAAACGCTTTAATCGTCTTTTTCATTTTGCATTACCTGAAACTCAATATAGTTCATAATGTTGCTGACCTGCTGCAAGCTGAGATCGGGGCATGATCTCAGCACAGCTTCTCGCAGCTCCCACATGGCATCGTTTTTACCGAGCTCTTCATCCGTCGGGATGGAGGGCTCTTTTTTTATGCCGAAAAGCAGCTCCTCGGGAGCTACACCGAAATAATCGGCAATCATTTTAACAGTCGTGGAGCGGGGCGTAGCACCAGCTCTCCAACGGCTCAATATAGACTTGCTTTCGATACCTATATTTTTTAATGCTGTATACGGCCTAATCTGATTTTTTTCACACAGCAGCATGAAGTTGTCATAAAACACAAAATACACCCCCTACTTTTTGTGCAAGATGCCTTTTCTCACGAAAAATCAGAAAAACGCTTGAAATCTGATTAAAAGTTAGATATACTTTGGAACAGTGAGACGCGCTCTATCGAAAGTGAGACAGAACGGCAATAAATATTTGATTGGTGGCACATTCATAATAACTTATTGTTTCCGTTTTGTCAATATTAAATCTCACAAAAAGCAAGAAAGGAGGCAGAACAAGTGAATTTTAAGAAGGCAAGACTGGCGGCAGGGCTTACGCTCGACGAAGCTGCAAAAAAGCTCGGCTATGACCATACCGCTATTGTCGGATGGGAAAAAGGCAAGTGGCTGCCAAGAGCAGCAAAACTGCCGGAAATTGCGAAAGTCTACGGCTGCACCGTGGACGAGCTTCTGAAAGGGGAGTAAACGATGTATTTGTTAATCGTGTCGGCGCTGCTTTTATGCCTAAGCATATACTTCATTGCCAAAGCTAATTGCTCGGATTGGCTTTATTTGATGAGTTGTATAACAGCGATATTAGCAGCTGTGACGCTGTTCATTTCAATATTAACAATAAAAAAATCTTCGGCGGATGGAGCATGTATTCTGACCTGGTACTGGAACTTGAGCCAATAGAGTAAAGGGGGCAAATAAAATGCCGAGAACGCGATTTGGCAAAATCGACAGAGACCCGCTAAAGGAGCTCGTGCTCGGGCGCAAGGCGGCTTTGCAGCTGAGCGAGGTAAACCTTGCGGCCAAGATGGGCATAAGTACCGGGCGGCTGAGGACGATGTTTTCCGGCTCGTCTGAGAAATGGAAAATCGGCGAGGTGAAAGCGCTGTCAAGGGCGCTGGATGTGCCGATAAGCGACATGCGCGACTTGATATGCAAGTCATGAAAGGGGTTAAGAATGAACATCGGTGTATTCGTGTGGCTGGTCATGGCTGTGTTCGGCGTGATCGGCGGGATATATCAGGCGCTTGTGTGGTTTGCCGATGAAGCAGACCGGCAGTGCGCAAGGAGAAAAATTAATAAATAAGGAGGAGAAACAATGAACCTTTACTGGGTGGACAACGCAATCTACAAGCTTTATGACGAGTTTGTTAACCCCGAGACAGGGGAGCTTACAGACCCGGACGCATTCGCGGAAAGATACGCAGAGCTTGAGATCAGCCGCGAAGAGATCATCGAAAACACGCTGCTACTCTACAAAAACTGCGTGAGCGACGCAGAGGCAATAGCGGCAGAGATAAAGACCCTCAAGGCGCGACAGGCCGCGCTTGAGAAACGTGCGGACAGGCTCAAGGCCGACGCTTCCGACGCGCTGGGCGGCGAGAAGTTCCAGACCGCGAAAGTGGCGGTATCGTGGCGCAAGAGCACCATAGTCACAAGCGACGATGAGAGCATTGCCCCTGACGAGTACATGAAGGTAACGGTTACGCAGAAGCCCGACAAGAACGCTATCAAGGCCGCTATCAAATCCGGCGCAGAGGTTTCCGGCTGGCGTTTGGTCGAAAACATGAATATGTCGGTAAAGTAGGTGCGGTATGGAAGAAATCAAAAGAGATACGGCGCTGAACATCTACCAGCGCATGGCTGCGATAACCGCCGATCTGAACACCGTCGGTAAAAACCTGCATGTAGATACCGGCAAGGGCAAGAGCTACAAGGCAGTGTCCGAACGCGACATTATAGATAATGTAAAGCCGCTTGAAGCTAAATACGGCGTTTACAGTTACCCCGCGTCGCGCACCGTCCTTGAAAGCGAACGGCTTGAAAGCGAAACCAACTACAACGGCGTTACCGGCAAAAAGACGACGTTTTTTGAACGCGTTGAGACGGTTTACCGCTTTGTAAATATTGATAACCCGAACGAATACATTGAAACAACCACTTTTGCGGAAGGCATCGACGCGCAGGACAAGGGCAGCGGCAAGGCCATGACCTACGCCGATAAATATGCGCTGATGAAGATGTACAAGATCAGCACCGGCGACGACCCCGACGCAGACCCCAGCAACGATGAATATTACCGCAAGCCCACTGACCGCAAACCGCCTGTACAGCATGACGCTAAGCCAAAGGACGAGCTTGTTTGCCGCTGCGAGAAATGCAATCACCTCCTGACCATCTACTACGATGACAACGGCAAGCCTATTTCGCTGCGCAAATGGGTAGAAGGAAGTAAGAAAAAATTCGGCATGGTGCTGTGTAAGTCTTGCGCCGCCGCGGTGAATACCAATGAAGATAAGTAATGCGGAAATAACGCCGGACGGTGTAAGCCTTGCGATACCACGCGACGATGCACGGCGCTTTGTATACGGCTTTAAGCCCGGCGAATACGAAATCAAAAAGACACGAAAAAAGCGCAGCCTGGATGCCAATGCCTACGCGTGGAAGCTGATAGATGAAATATCGATTGCAACGCGGATAAGCCCTAAGACCGTATACCGCAGGGCACTTGAAGATGTTCCCACGATACGCTACACGCTACTTGTGGCCGATGAAGACGTAGAAAACGCTATAGCGGATTTTGTTCGCGGCCACATCGGGCGCCGGTGCGAAACGGGGTGTGCCTACACCGGCTACACAAACGTTACGTTTCACAGCGGCAGTTCCGATTTTGATACCCGGCAAATGTCGATGCTGATAGACAATCTGATTCAGGACTGCCGGGCACTGGGCATCGAAACAAGACCGGCGGACGAAATCAACGCAATGCTGGAGGCGTGGGATGGCAGATAGCATCATGCAGACGGAAAAGGCATGTTTCATCACCGGCAGCACAACACAGCTTTGCCGCCATCATTGTTACGGCGGGGGCAGACGCAAGGCCGCCGAGAAATGGGGCTGCTGGGTATGGCTGCGCTGGGACTGGCACACCGGCGCAGAATACAGCGTACACCGAAACCGCGATCTTGATATCCGCTTAAAGCAGCAGTGCCAGGAACGATTTGAAAAACTGTACGGGCACGAAAAATTTATGGAAGTGTTCGGGAAGTCATGGATATGAAAGGTAAAAACAAAAAATGAGTTTGAATAACGTTACGATAATGGGTCGCCTGACCCGTGACCCGGAGCTGCGTTACACGCAGTCAAATACACCGGTCGCATCGTTCACGCTGGCTGTTGACCGAGATTTCGGCGAAAAGCAGACCGATTTTATTGACTGCGTCGCATGGCGCGGAACGGGTGAATTTGTCGATAGGTATTTCAGCAAGGGCAGCATGGCTATCGTTTCCGGCAGATTGCAGATACGCAGCTGGACAGATGACAACGGCAACAAGCGTCGCAGTGCGGAAGTGGTCGCCGAACATGTCTACTTCGGCGAAAGCAAGCGCAGGGAAGCATCGGCGGACATAAGCGCCGCAGACTTTGAAGACCTCGACGATGACGGCGAATTGTCTTTTTAAAAGTGTGGGTGTAGGTAATGGCAAAAAAATATGTCAAGGCCTATTTCGATTGGATCGAGCAAATGTCAGCCCTGTCAGATGCTGAAAAAGGACGGCTATTTACCGCCATACTTGAATATGCGCGGTCAGGCCGGGAGCCTGAAAACAGCGGACGGGAAGGGCTCGTATTTCCGACATTCAAGGCGACATTAGACCGAGAAGCTGAAATTGCCGCTATTAACGCAGAAAACGGCGCCAAAGGCGGCAGACCAGTAAAACCGAATGAAACCGAAAATAACCGAACCAAACCGGCCAAAACCGAAAATAACCGAAAGAAAGCGAATGAAACCGGGCAAAAGCCTACTAATAACACAAGACATAAGACACAAGACACAATGACACAAGACATAGGACAAAAGACACAAGACAATAATGCGCGCACGCGCGACGCATTTGCCGCTTTCGCGGCTGGTGATGGTGATCTTTTGGCAGTCTTAAAGGATTTTGAGAAGATGCGCAGGAGCATCAAAAAACCGCTTACCGACACAGCAAAGAAGCTTTTAGTAAACAAGCTTGAAAACAACTTCCCGCCGGAGCAGTGGAAACCGGTGCTTGAGCAATCGATCGTTAAGTGCTGGCAGGATATATACCCGCTCAAGGAGCAGGAGCAGCAGCGGTTGGGAGTTGTTGCGCACAGCGAAAAGGCCAGTGCGCAGCAGCTTGAAAGCCTTAAGGAAATATACAGGAAAGTAAAAGGGGAACAACGATGAACGATAACAAGCATGGCTTTAAAGCCTATGACCCAGGGCTCGTATGCAGGGGGTATCAGTACGAGGAGGGCAAGGTCTACAAAAAGAATGGGCACGGCGTGTGTGTCGGCGGCGTTACACATTACTGCGTTAATCCGTTTGATGTGCTGGACCATTACCCATTGGTGCGCGAAGATGGCAAGTTCAGCGATTTTACAACCGTAGAAGCTATCGATGAGCCGGTTACCGATGATAATCGAAAGTTTGCCACAAGCACTATCAAAATCGGCGTAAAACTCGGTTTTGCCGGTTTTATCAAGGCTTGTATTGATTTTGTGTATGAGAAAACGATAAAGAATATACCGAATGATAAAGTCGATACTGGCTACTCCGCGAAGATAGGCAGCTCAGGCGACTCCGCGAAGATAGGCAGCTCAGGCGACTCCGCGCAGATAGGCAGCTCAGGCGACTCCGCGAAGATAGGCAGCTCAGGCGACGGCGCGCAGATAGGCAGCTCAGGCGACTCCGCGAAGATAGGCAGCTCAGGCGACTCCGCGAAGATAGGCAGCTCAGGCGACTCCGCGCAGATAGGCAGCTCAGGCGACTCCGCGAAGATAGGCAGCTCAGGCGACGGCGCGCAGATAGGCAGCTCAGGCGACTCCGCGAAGATAGGCAGCTCAGGCGACTCCGCGAAGATAGGCAGCTCAGGCGACTCCGCGCAGATAGGCAGCTCAGGCGACTCCGCGCAGATAGGCAGCTCAGGCAACTCCGCGCAGATAGGCAGCTCAGGCAACTTCGCGAAGATAGGCAGCTCAGGCGACTCCGCGAAGATCGATATTTCGGGCAACGCCAGCGTAGGCGCTGCTATAGGCATCAACAGCATTATAAAAGGAGCAGTCGGCAACTGGATAACACTTGCGGAGTGGGCATATGACAGCGATAAACAGCGCTGTGCCCCTGTTTGCGTTAAATCAGCACAGATCGACGGCCAAATAATAAAGGCTGATACATGGTATAAGCTTACGGACGGCGAATTTGTCGAGGTAGCCGATGAATAAGTACACGATCATCATAGCGCAGGTGTGCGCGATTCTGCTGGCACTGATAGTCATGGTACTGCTTGCCCTTGACAAAGGGGGCAACAAGGCCGATGCGGACGGTGTGCCGCCCGAGGTTAATACGCACGGCCTGTGCGTAGTGGAAGTGGCAGAGCCTGAGTACGAGATGTACTTTACCGAGGCCGACGTGATAGCCCTTGCGCAGATGCTATACGGCGAAGCAAGGGGCTGCACCCTGTTAAATCAGCAGCAGTGCGTATGGTGTGTGCTTAACCGCGTGGACGATGCGCGTTTTCCTGACAGCATAATCGGGGTATTGAAACAACCGCACCAGTTCTACGGATACTCGGACAGTTTCCCAGTTTGGGATGAGCTGTATGCCGTTGCAGAAGATGTACTCACGCGATGGAGCATGGAAAAGCAGGGCGCGGATGTGGCAAGGGAGCTTGACGGTACATATCTGTGGTTCACCGGCGACGGGGAGACAAATCACTTTAGGGAGGGCTATTAAATGTCCAACAAAAAGATACTTGATGTGACGTGTGGAACTCGCACGATGTGGTTTAACAAAAATCATCCTAATGCGATTTATTGCGATAAACGGGATGAAGCATTAACGGGGATATGGAAAAGCACAAACGGGCTTAGTGAAAGAACGTGCTATGTACATCCTGATATTCAGTGCGATTTTACTTGCCTACCCTTCGACGATAACAGTTTCTCACTTGTAGTTTTTGATCCGCCGCATTTAATACGCGCCGGGAATAATTCGTGGCTGGTTAAAAAGTACGGCAAGCTCGATCAAGGTTGGGAACAGACAATTCAAGAAGACACCTACATCAACTATCTGATTTATATGCCCTATTTCAAAGCAGCAAGTGTCGGGGTATATAACGATGACGAAGAAAGTTGGCTTTTCAGGGGCGTAGAAGTAAAAGTGAGTCACTGGATGCCGCTGCCGGATGCGCCGAAAGGAGTAAACGATGGGAGCCGCGAGTTCTGGATGCAGGAGGTGGAGTGATGGAACGGCTGACGAAACATAGCAAGCAAACATCGCACGAAAACGGTATCTGTTGCACACATTTTTACGGCCCCGAATGCCTCGAAGTTGGCGGGAACTGCGCCATGAATTGCAAGTGGGAAGAAGCGGCGTGGAGCCGCCTCGCCGCCTACGAGGACACGGGGCTGACGCCGGAACAATGTGAAAACGCAAAGGTCATCATCGAATCTGCCTTTAGCGATGACACGTCAAAGGCGGAGCGGATTCGCGAGTTACTAAAGGCCGACAAGGCGGGGCGCGTGGTGGTGCTGCCGTGTAAGGTGGGCGATGTTGTGTACGGATTCCACGTGGAAAAGACCATATTGCCGATGGTGGCAAAATGGATCGAAACGAACACTGACGGATGGTGCATTGCAGTACAATACACGCCAATGGCCCCAAGGTTTTATCGGTTTTCCGATTTTGGCAAGACCGTATTCCTGACCCGCGAGGAAGCGGAGAAAGCATTGGAGGCAAGGAAAGATGGCGACAAAACTGATCTGTGACCGCTGCGGCGCGGAGATAAACCCAAAGAGCTCCGTGATCTACGCAGGAACGCGGCGGTTTAAAATGGAAATAAACGACGACGACTACGAGCTGTGCGTTTCGTGCGCACACAAGCTGCGTGCGTGGCTTAGCGGAAAGGAGAATGACGATGACTAAACCATGCTATGGAAAATGTGACCGCTGTGTGTGGAAATACAACGGCGGCTGTTCGGAATGGAGGATTAGCAATGTCATTAGTTAAGAGAAAAATTTTCATCTGCGATCACTGCGGAGCAATCAAACTGGCTGAACGATATGATTGCAGCTTTAGCTATACGCTACCGTATGGATGGGGTGAATTTGGTCGAAACCATCTGTGCCCGAGTTGCTACACAGCGTGGGGAAACCTGAAAAATCAGGCAGAAAGCGAGGGCGACAATGGCTGAATACATAGACAGGAACGCTTTCCTTTGGAATTATTGCAAGTATTGTGGAAAACGCATTGAAGTCGGTGAAAAGTGCTACGGTTTGCCGACGGGAGAAAGCGTTTGTGCAAGTTGTTGCGTTGAAGAAAATGAATTGCGGGAGGAGAATGACAATGGCTGAATACATAGATCGTGAAGCGCTGTTACATGACATCGAGCAATCGGTGGTATACACGGTAAGAGAAAAAATAACGAGCGCAGAAATGCGAGGCGCTCACAAAGTTATCGAGCGCATTAAGTGTGCGCCTGCTGTCGAGCCTATTTATATTCACGAACCGACAAAAAGCGAGTTTAAGCGCATGGCGGTACAGCAGGGCTATGCGCCGGTGGCGCATGGGCGGTGGGATGACATAGTGGGCAAGCGCTTGAATGGGAAAAATAAAAAGGAGGACTGACAAAAATGGGAGCAAGACGAATTTCTAACGCGACGAACGAGAAGATAATTGCGCTTATGTCGATGGGCAAGACAGGCGAACAGGCGGCGTTTGCGGTCGGCGCGAGCGGGAGCTACTGCAACAAACTGTACACTGTGGTAAAGCACATTGCCAATGAGCGGTGGGACGAGTTAATAGAATATTCTCGGTCTGCGACAACCGGCGGGGCGATTGTCTGGGCTTGCGAATACCTCAATACGCAACTGCCGCAAGAAGTCGCGGAGGCTATTGAGGCGGTACGGCATCGCAGAGCAACGCCCAAAGCGGCAGAAGCAGCGCCGCAGCCCAAACCGCCAGCAGAGCCGATTGACAACACGGCGACGGCAATCATCAAACTGCTTGAAAAGCTCGATGAGGCAGTGAACACCATAACCGAAGCTGCTGACGATATATGCCAGACGATAACGACGGCGCGAAAGCTCAACGAGGACTGCATAAACGCAAACTTCGATGTGCTGACGGCTACACTCCGTGACGGCGTTGAAAGCGTTAAAACGACGATAAGAAAGGGACAAAAATGACACGCGGGGAATATATGCGCAAGGCGCGATTGGATGCAGGGTTAAGCATCGTGCGGCTGGTCGAAATATCCGGCATAGCCCAAACCACGATAAGCCTGCTTGAACGCAAATCACTACGCGGCGGCTGGATAGATACAATAGAAATCCTTGCCGATGCACTCGGACTGAGTATCGACGAATACGTAGGCCATAAGGTGGTGACTAAGCATGGGTAAGCAATCAGCATTTGCAAAGGCCGTGCAGCGCGAAGTAGATATCCAGCTGCGGCTATACGGCAGAAACCGCATGCAGCTTGCCGAAGATGCCGCGTTTATGGCCGCTAATGAAGTGCTGGGCTTGGGCGCAGGACGCGCCCGGGCGTTTGGCGAGGCGTTTGTTAAATATGCAAACGAAATCGCTGAATTAGTGGTGGAAGACAGCAAGGCCGATGACAGCATCGAGTATGCGAAGGTCACGCTTGACCGCAGAATCAAAGAAATAGTGGGCGAGGATAACTTCTCGCCATTCGATGAAAGGTATGGACATGACTGAAGCATTCAACATCGACTGTATGGAATACATGAAAACATTGCCCGACAATGCCTTTGAACTTGCTGTTGTTGACCCGCCATACGGCGACGGCATGGGATCGTTCAAACGAGCAGGCAAGAGCCGTTTTGGGGGACGATTTGACCGTTACAAGGGGGGAAAATCATAGCGTGGGACATTGCCCCGAAGGAAGAGTATTTTACAGAACTTTTTCGTGTCTCACGCAACCAAATTATTTGGGGCGGCAATTATTTTGCCCTACCGCCGACAAGGTGCTTCCTGATACTCCGGAAAACAAACATTCCCGAAAATTTCTCAATGGCAATGTGTGAATACGCATGGACAAGCTTCAACGATAATGCAAAGGTGATTGACATCAATATGCAAAATCAAATCGGACGATTTCACCCAACACAGAAGCCCGTGAAGTTATATGAGTGGATATATAGTTGTTACGCAAAAGAGGGTGACAAGATACTTGATACGCATATGGGCAGCGGCTCAAGCAGGATAGCCGCTTACAATATGGGCTTTGACTATGTGGGATGTGAAATTGATAAGGATTACTTCGAAAAAGAGGAAGAACGCTTCAGAGAACACTCCATGCAGATAAATCTATTTTTAGGAGGATGAAATGCCAAAAAACGTAGGCTGGGAAGCCAAAAGCAACCACGACGGCAGCTACACTGTCTTTGTAAACGGCAAAGGCTATCACTGTGCCAACACATATGAAGTGCTTCGCTTGTTAGAAGACACCGGAGAAAAATCCGAATATCAGGCAAAGCAGATATACCAGCAGGCGCTTGAAACCTACGGCGGGCAATTGCAGACGTTCGTATGCATGGAAGAAATGTCGGAGCTGCAAAAGGAACTTTGCAAGTATGAGCGCGGCGAGGATAATGTTGAACATATTGCGGAGGAAATAGCCGATGTGCGCATTATGCTCGACCAAATGGTTATAATGCACGATTGCGAAACGCTTGTAGAAGCCTATAAATCTGCAAAACTGGCTCGACTGAAAGAAAGATTGGACAGCGTCGTTCCGTGTAGCGCAGATGGCATTGATTATGTTATTCCGAAAGAAATATACGATAATCTTGCAGAAGAAACCGCAAAAATATGTGACAAACTACAGAAACGTTAGTCGAAAGGATGGTAAATATGAATTTTGAAAGAGCAAACGAGGTGTGTTGTGCACCTATGCCAGCCGTTGCGTCCACAGATACTATAAAAAATATTACGGGTACTAATTACAAGGCGGTATGCGAAATTAACGTTGTGTTAAGTGCTATAGAAGCACAAACATTTGGCATAAACACGGCCGAACCCGATACGCTGGGAGAAGATACGCTTGAAGCTGCGCTTATAGGTACAAATAAAATTTTGGATAACATAATGGTTCGATTACACCAGTTTGCCGATCGTATGGGAGTACAGATATGAAAAGATTACTATATATAATACGCCTATGGCTGTTAGATGTTCTCGGCGGTGTGCCAAAACCGCATTATGATTATTTGCACGGCCTACTGCGTAGCGAACGCAAAGACTTCGATGCACTGTGCCACGATTACAATGAAGAAATAGAAGATTACCGCGTAGCAATCCGTGAAATCTGCCGCCGGAGCGATAACACCTATTACGACTGGTGCTGCGATCAGTGCGATTGCGACTGCGATAAGCGTAACGGCTGGTGCGCTGCTTTTGCACCCAAAGAATTTACAAAAAGATGACTAACGACTGTAAAGGCTGCACAGCGCGCCGCATAGGCTGCCACGCCAATTGCAGCAGCTATCAGGCGTTTTGCGCGGAGAACGATAAACGCAAGGCGGCGGCGCGGAATGAATATCCGGCAAGGGAGCTGCTGGTGACTGGCTACATAAAACGCGCAAGGGCGGTAAAGACATTTACAACTAAAAAATGTTGGAGGTATCGCGGAACATGATAATTCAAAGTCAGTGCGAAATGATGTTAAATCACATGCGCAAACACGGCAGCATAACAAGCCGCGAGGCCATGTATGACTACGGCATAGGCAGGGCATCCGGGCGCGTGTTTGATCTTCGCAAGCGCGGCTATGACGTTGAAACAACGATGGAGACCGGACTTAACCGTTACGGCATCCCGACACGGTACGCGAGGTATACGCTGCATGAGGGGCGCTGACGGATATTATGACAGCCGGGCAAAATGCCCGTTTTGGTCAAAAGGCTCGGCGCGTGAGAACAAGATCTTTTGTGAAGGCCCATGCGGTGACGCAAGATTGCAGCTGTGGTTTAAAGGCGACGAGCAGAAACGCCGGGTGTATGTGTCCAAATACTGCTGCACACAGTACGCACAATGCCCGGTCTACAAGATCACATTAGCGGAAAAATACTAAAGGGTAGCGCATTAAGCGTTACCCTTGATTTTTTATGTGCAGCAAAAAAGTGCGCAAGGTGGGGCTGATTAATGCAACGCCACCTACATTATTATAAAGGCATGAGCAAATGGGATGATATCAAAACTGAATATATTACTACCGACATAGGCACAAGGCCGCTTGCCGAGAAACACAACGTTTCGTACAGTACATTGCGAAAACGCGCCGAACGAGAAAAATGGGCGCAGAAGCGGACGCAGTATAGCGCGGCCAAGGGCGCAGACCGTATCAAAGCACAGCTGGAAATTGATTATCAGGAATACAAAAGCCTATTAGAAGCTGCTGGGCTGCTGTCAAGCAAGCTATGCAGCGCTGTAGCACAGTTAACGGATGCGGATATTATCAAGGATAAACGCGGCCTGAAAAGCCTTACAGGCGCAATGAAAGACCTTGCGGAAATCCAGGGTGTTAAATCCGATGCCGATAAACGCGAGCAGGAAGCGCGCATTAAAAACCTTGAACGCCAGGCAGCAGGAGAAGCACAGCCTGAGCCGGTGCGCGTTATCATTGCCGGTGCCGATGATTTCTGCGGTAAATAACCATGCCTGAATACAAAATCGACTACCTAAGCCCTACACAACAGGAATTTTTAAAGGATAGGGCGCATGTTGTGTTTTTCGGCGGCGCACGCGGCGGCGGCAAAAGCTTCGTCGTGCGCGTCTCGGCGGTGCTGTACTGCTTCAAGTTTCCGGGGATAACATGCATGATCGTGCGTAAAACATACCCGGAATTGCAGGAAAACCACATAGTACCTCTGACACGCGATCTGCATTGCTATGATGCTGATAAATCACAGCGCATGGCAAGCTATAACGATCAGAAGAAGGTCATTACATTCCCGAACGGCAGCAGAATATTATTTAGGTACTGCGATACCGACAAGGATGCTGAACGCTTTCAGGGCACAGAAACGGATATTCTGTTTTTGGACGAAGGTACCCACCAAACCGAAGAACGGTTCAGGAAGCTCTCGGCCTGCGTGCGTGGCGCGAATGATTTCCCACGGCGGATATATGTTACATGTAACCCCGGCGGCGTTGGGCACAGTTGGGTGAAGCGGTTGGCGATAGACCGCGCCTATACCGATGGGGAGAACCCGGAGGACTATTCATTTATTCAAAGCAAGGTCACGGATAACAAGCCGCTGATGGATGCAGACCCCGACTATATAAAAAAGCTTGAAGCCCTGCCGCCTAAGCTGCGTAAGGCGTGGTTGGAGGGCGAATGGGATATATTCGACGGCGCATTCTTTGAAGATTTCAGAACGCGCCCGGATGCGCAACTGTGCGCAAAGGCGGGGATAACGCCGGAAGAAGCTATAGCACAGCGCAGATTTACGCATGTTATACCGGCGTTTGACCTGAACGAAGGCGCGGCACGTGGCTGGACGATATACAGGTCATACGACTTCGGCTATAACAAGCCGTTTAGTTGCGCATGGTGGGCTATCGACTATGACGGCGTACTGTATCGCGTTTTGGAGCTGTACGGCTGCACAGATACGCCTAACGAAGGTGTCAAGTGGACACCCGACGAACAGTTTAAGCGCATCCGCGAGACGGAGCAGACGCATCCGTGGCTTAAAGGGCGCAAGATACTTGGCGTTGCTGACCCGTCAATATGGGATGTGTCACGCGGCGTGTCGGTCGCGGAGACCGCCGAGAAATACGGTGTGTACTTCGACCCCGGCGACAACAAGCGGCTTGCAGGCTGGATGCAATGCCATTATCGGCTGCAATTTGACGATAACGGTTATCCGCGCATGTATGTGTTCGACAACTGCAAGGCGTTTATCCGTACTATACCGCTGCTGATGTACGATGAACACAAGCCCGAAGATTTGGACACGTCGATGGAAGACCACGTAGGCGATGAATGGCGTTATATGTGTATGGCAAGACCGATAAGCCCGATAATACCTCAAAAACCGAAAGTTATATTGTCAGACCCACTGAACCAATACAAAAAGGATGGATATAAAGCAAATGGATATCACTAAGGACACTATACGAGCAGACGGCAGCAAAGCGCCCGAGCTTGGCAGCGTTGAAACTGCGGCGCAGATGCTTGGCATAAAACCCATTGGGGAACAGCAGATACAGGATTTGATGCAGATACTAAACAAATATCGCGCCGGGAAGAAGTCGGTCGATAGCCGTATCATCGCATCGGAAAACTGGTGGAAGCTGCGAAACGATGTTGAAGAAGACAAGGACGGCCACGCAAAGCCGGGGTTTAGAAGTAAAAGCGGCTGGCTGCATAACGTTATCACCAACAAACACGCCGACGCAATGGATGCATACCCTGAGCCTAACATACTGCCGAGGGAACAGGGCGATAAAGCAGAGGCGGCTATGCTGTCTAAAATAATCCCTGTTGTGCTGGAAAAAAACCAGTTTGAGACTACCTACAGCAAGGTTATGTGGTCAAAGCTAAAGACCGGCACAGGCGTGTACAAGGTCATATGGGACAAGAACAAAATGAACGGCTTGGGCGATATCGATGTGCGCAAGTGCAACATCCTTAATTTGTTTTGGGAGCCGGGAGTCGAGGATATACAGCAGTCAAAGTATTTTTTTGAGGTCGATTTTCAGGACGAAACCGAAGTCCGAGCCATGTTCCCGGCTGAGCTGCCGGAGGGCAAGAATATACCGCATGATTTTATAACCAGCAAATACAGATACGATGACCATGTAGACACTACGGACAAAGTGCCTGTTATCAGTGCGTACTATCACAAAAACGGTGTGCTGCACTACATACTGTTTGTTCCGGGCACGGTGCTTTACGCGACGGAAAATGACCCTGACCGTGCAATGACCGGCTGGTATGACCACAGCAAATACCCGTATGTGTTTGACACGCTGTTTCCCATTGAAGGCAGCCCATGCGGATACGGCTATGTAGACCTGTGCAAAGCGCCGCAGACGGAAATTGACCTGATGAAAACGGCGTATGTGGAAAATGCAATGGTCGGCGCAAAACCCAGGTACTTTAAGAAAGCCAACTGCGGCGTGAATGTTGAGCAGTTTACGAACCTGAATGAAACCATCATAAACGTCGAAGGCAGCTTAAACGACGATAACCTAAAGCCTGTTACGCACGATAACCTTGACGGCAACTATATAAGCATGCTGCAGCTTAGCATCAACGAATTGCGCGAAACCAGCGGCAACACAGAAACCGCAACAGGCACGACAAGCAGCGGAGTAACGGCTGCAAGCGCAATAGCGGCATTGCAGGAAGCCAGCGGCAAAGGCAGCAGAGACAGCACCAAGGCAAGCTACAGGGCATACAGCGAATTAAACTATCTTGTCATAGAGCTGATAAGGCAGTTTTACGATGCGCCGCGTCAGTTCCGCATTCTGGGCGACGGCGGCGAGGAATTGTTCTTAAGCTATTCCAACGAGCACATAAAGCCGCAGACACAGATGTTTGCCGGATACGATATCGGGCAGCGTGTGCCGGAGTTTGATATCAATGTCGTTCCGCAGAAGCGCACGGCATACACCAAGATGTCAAATAATGAATTGGCTTTGCAGTTTTATAACCTCGGCTTTTTCAATCCGCAGCAGACAGACCAGGCGCTTGCATGCCTTACGATGATGGATTTTGACAGCATCGACAACGTTCGAAAGACCATCAAGCAGAACGGCACACTGTTTGACCGATTTAATACGGTACTGCAAGTCGCGGCACTGCTTGCGGCCAAATGCGGTGATGCGCAGTCGCTTGCACAGATACAGGCTATAGCACAGCAGGCTAACGTACAGATCAGCACACCGCAGGCGAATATACAGATTGCAGAAGACCCTGCCAAGCGCGAACATGCGCAGGTGTCTAACGCCCGGGCAAAGACGCGCGAGGCGGCAATGCCCGATGGAGGATATGCAACGACATGATAAACGTATGCGTAAACAGCACCGGCAGCACATTCGAATTAAAAATCGAAGGGCATGCGCGGTCTGCGCCCAAAGGCGAGGATTTGATATGCGCGGCTGCGACAATCCTTGTGCGCACGGCAGCGGCTATTTTGCAGGAAAGTTCCAAAGATATCACGGAAATTGATATATCCGACGGCAAAGCGCGAATAAAGCTGACTGAATATGACCCTGTGGCGGTCATTGAAATGTCGGTAATAGTCAAGGGCTTTGTGTTGCTGATGCAGGAATACCCGGAATGCATAAAAATTTTCACAGAAACTGAAAAAAATGCGCAAGGTGGGGCTGAAAGCAAAGCATAAGTAAATGCTATGCTGAAAACGTGGGTTGCATGAGACAGCAAGTTCACCTCCTTTAAGATGCCGCCCCGGCAGACGGCGGCTGTAATAGTCTGCTTTCTCCTTTCTTGTGGGCGGAGTCCCCCCTTCTCCGCCCCTTTTGTATATCGCCTTAGTTTAACGGTAAAACGCTCGGAGAGATAGAGATGCAGGTTCGAGCCCTGCAGGCGGTACGACGGACTTGTCCACCTACGGGCAAATAAATAGGAGGCATGTAAATGCACAACAAATTCAGTTGGCTGCAGCTATTCGCGGACGGTACCGGCGATGGCGGTGCAGCCACTTCGGGCGAAACATCTGCCGCCGCCGGGCAGAACACGGGCGTTAATGTGTCTGTTGCCGCCGAACAGACAGCACCGAAAACCACGGCTGACAGGCTCGCAGAGCTTGGAGTGCCTAAGGAAAAACTCGGACGGGCGAAATATGGCAAAGCTGTTAATCAGCCTAAAGCCGATGCGCAGGCCGCCGCTGCGCCAAAGGAAGCCATAGAGGCAGCAGAGACTAAAGACACAGCAAAGCGGCTTACATGGGATGAAATCATGGCAGACCCCGACTACAACCGGGAGATGCAGAAAGTAGTCTCGTCGGCAAAGACAAAGTACAAGGCGGACGCCGAGGGGCTTGAGAAGCTTGCTCCGGCGTTGCAGCTGCTATCCAAAAAGTACGGCGTAGACTCGGGAGATTATGACGCAATCGCAAAGGCGGTCGCGGACGATGACGAGTATTACGAAGATCGTGCAATGGAATTGGGTGTATCGACCGAGGTAGCAAAGCAGCTCGAGCGCTCCGAGGCTGTGGCAAGAGCGGCAGAAGCGCAAAAGCAGCAGTTTATCAACGAGCAGAAGCTTATGGAGCATCTGGGCAAGATGAACGCGCAGGCCGTTGAGCTTCAGAAAAAATACCCCAACTTTGATTTGCGGAAAGAGCTGGACAACCCTACATTCCGACGCTTGACCGCGCCTGACCTGATGTTTTCCCTCGAGGATGCATATGAACTTGTGCATCGAGATGAAATAAAGGAAAGCATACGGCAGGCAGCGCTGAAAGCATCGGTGCAGCAGGTGTCTAATGCTGTGCAGTCGAATAGATCGCGCCCGAGTGAGGGCGGCGTTCCCAAGTCCTCTAACGCTTCCATTCAGACGTTTGATTACAGAAACGCCACACGGGAGCAGAGAGAGGCGTTGAAAGCCCGGATCAGATCGGGTGAAAAGATATATCCCGGGCAGTTTTAAGCCTTGAGCGTTTCCGCGTGGCCTATGACCATGAAAGGAAACGATATGATCAATTTTAATTGGATTCAGATTTTCGCAGATGCAGGCACCGTTGTTAACACCCTTGTTAGCAACGGCACCTCCAACTACACCAACGCATACACCGGCGAGGCCGTCGCGGCCAGCCCTGCCACTAACACGATGGCGCCCGAACTTAAGACGTTCTATGACACTGAGCTGCTCGAAAATGCCAGAGTTGAGATGTTCTATGCGCAGTTTGGCCGCAAGCAGAGACTGCCCAAGAACGGCGGCACCACTGTTGAATGGCGTAAGTTTAACACCTTTGCAAAGGCGACTGAGCTTAAGGAAGGCGTTATCCCCACCGGTCAGCAGTTTGGCGCAACTAAGCTGACTGCATCTATCACGCAGTATGGCACTTACACCTCTATCACCGATAAGCTCGAGATGCGCGCATATGACGATGTCATTCTTGCAGCGACCGAGGAAATGGGCGCATCCGCTGCGGCTACTCAGGAAACCCTTATCCGTGATGCGCTGCTTGTCGGTACTAACGTAATGTACTGCGATAACGTCACCGAGGACGGCACTAAAGTTTCTACTCCTACTTCCCCGGTAACCATGGGCGCAGGCGGCACTACTTCCAGCGGCGGCAGCTCGACTCCTGACGGCTGGGCACTGCTTACCCCCACCATGGTAAACAAGGCCGTTACTAAGCTCAAGAAAGACCGTGTGCCCAAGATAAACGGCAAATACTATGCTGTTATCCATCCCTCTGTTGCATATGACCTGCGCCAGAGCAAGGAATGGATTGAAGTGCATAAGTATGCAGCTACCTCCGAGATCTTCAACGGCGAAATCGGCGAGCTGCACGGCTGCCGCTTCATCGAGGATACCTATGCACCTATTCTCGGCGCGAGCTACAAGTATTCCAGTAGCGCTACCTACAAGAATAAGTCCGATGGCGTTACTTATGCGACTTACTTCTTCGGCAAGGACGGCTTTGGCATTATCGACCCCGAGGGCGGCGGCCTTGAGATGATCGCTCATGACAAGGACGAAATCGGCGGTCCTCTTAACCAGTTCAGCACCATCGGTTACAAGTTCGAGACCAACGGCGCAACTATCCTTTACCCTGAGCGCGTACTCCGCGTGATGTCCGTCAGCTCGTATTCCGCGACTGACGAAGAAAACAAGTAATTATCCCGGGAGGGGCGGAACACTCTGCCCCTCCGCCTGAGAGGAGCAAAACATGGCTAAAAAAACAGAAGATGAAAGAGTTGAAATGTTTATACCGAGAGGCGACAGAAACAGTGATCCCGATCTGTTTGTGTCGATAAACGGCAAAAACTATCTGCTGCCCAAAGGCAAAACAAGCTTCGTCCCCAAAGAAGTGGCGGACGAGATCGAGCGCTCAAACTACGCTCAGCGCATGCTCGACGAACACATCGACGAGATGAAGTTTGCCGCGCACTAATTAATATCAAAAATAACAGCCGCCTCATGGCGGCTATTTTAATAGGAGAACAATATGACAATTGCAGAAGCAATAGAAATTACCGATAAGCTTACGCCTAACGCATACGATGAAACCGAAAAGGTACGATGGCTGCTGACTATTGACCAGATGGTGTATACAGACCTGATAGCCACGCACGAGGGCGCGGAGAAGTTTGAAAAGCCTGAGTATGCAGCAGAGGACATAGCGACCGATTTGCTGGTTCCCGAGCCGTATGCAGAAGATATCTATGTTAATTACCTACAGGCCAAAATAGCGCAGCAAAACGGCGAGGATGCCAAGTACAATAAGGCCGTTCTGTTTTACAACGACGGTTACACGCGATTTGCGCAGGCATATGACGCGGCGCACAGACCGCTGCCGAAACTGACGCATTTCAGGTTTTAGGGAGGACTGCATGCCGACATATATAACTATACCCGAAAGCAGCACAATCGAGACAGTCGTTGATACCTTCGGCGGCTATAACCACAACTACAAAATCGGCGACGGAGAGTTTTATGATATGAAAAATCTCACGAGCGATTACTATCCGCTCATGGGTAATCGCGATGCAAGGAGCATTATAGCTGCCGGGAAATTTACCGCGATATACGGCATGATCGCCGACGTTGACTCAAATCTTTACGTTGTCGGCAAGACCGCCGATAGCGGAGTCGGGATTTACAAAATCTATCGCGGCACCGGTACATATACCACAACCAAAAAGGTTTTATTAACGGTAGACGGTGTGGTAGATAACTCAATCAGCATATCGGAAAGCACAAAGCAGATGATGTTTTTCTCCAATAAGCTCGTTATTTATCCCGATAAGCTGAGTATTCGAAGCGAGAGCGGCACGGCAACAGATACAACGGAAAATCACGAGTATGAAAAGCTGTATAAGTCTATCGAGGCGACGGCCACGACGGATACACCGATAAAATTTACGGCTTGCACAGAAGACGGCGAAGCAGTGACCTTTACCAAGAGTGCAACAGCGCCGCCCAGCCCTAAAACGGGTGACTTGTGGCTTGACACGTCGAGCACCGATACCGGCGCGGTGTGGAAAAAGTACATTGCCGGATCATGGGCTAAGACAAGCGACATAAAGGCACGTATCGTTTTGCCGATGGGTACAATGACCGAAAAGGCAATAAACAAAATCAGCATCGATAGCGGTGACACGATAGAGATATCTTTTACCGACGCGACGTTCTCCGAGGACGATAACTCGGCAAAGTTTGAAGGGCAGCATACCCCGGCAAAGCGAGTTATCAATAAGACCAACGAGACAACGGCGGCCGATGGCACAAAGTCATACACGGTCGAGCTTATATATGTATTCGTTGATATCGTAACCGGAGACTTTAACCAGACAGCAGGCAGCATAAAGCTTTATAGGGATGCGCCAGACCTTGATTTTGTTGTGCAGGCGCAAAACCGCATTTGGGGATGCAGATATAACTATGAAGCATCCGAAGATGCCGAGAAAACGAATGTAAATGAGATATACGCATCAAAGTTAGGCGATGAAACCCGCTGGTCAACCTACAAGGGCGTTAGCACCGACGCATACCGTGCATCTATAGGCACTCCGGGCGCTTTTACAGGCGTGGCAAACATCGGCGGCAACCTGATTTTCTTCAAGGAAAACTGTTATCACAAGGTCTATATATCCAGCTCCGGCGCACATCAAATCATAGATAAGACCGTGCAGGGCGTTCAGACGGGGTGCAGCGGTTCGGTCACTGTGATAGATGATGTTTGCTATTACAAGTCTCGCGGCGGCGTGATGGCGTTTGACGGCACTCAGGCATATGACATCGGCGCGCCGCTCGGTAACGTGTATTACGTTGCGGCCGAGGGCGGCAGTGCAAACGGCAAGTATTATCTATCCCTCAAAGACACAAGCGGCAAATGGTCGCTGTTCGTGTACGACACAAAGCGCGGACTGTGGCACAAGGAAGATGAAAAGCACGCGCTCGCATTCTTCTCGATTAACAATGAAACATTCTTCGTCACCGAGGACAGCAACGGATACGCAATAAACCTTATATCCGACTACACGAAAACAGGCAATGAAGAAGCCGCATTTGAGTGGGAAGCCATAACGGGCTTGCAGGGCTATAACTACACCGGTCAGAAGTACATAAGCCGCTTTAATCTGCGCATGATGCTGCCCAAAGGCTCGGAGATGATGATCTACATCGAATACGACAGCTCCGGCGTTTGGGAAAAGCAAGGCCGCATAAAAGGACAGGGCACGACAACATTCATGGTTCCTGTCAAGCCTAAGCGCTGCGACCATTTCAGAATAAAGCTCTCGGGTCATGGCACGGTGCGGCTATACAGCTTCAGCAAACAGTTTGAGGGAGGCACGGATATCAAATGATAGTAATACCTCAGCCGCCTCGAATTTTTGGCACATCCGAGGAAAAGGTAACTCAGCTGCACCGATATACGGCTCAGCTCGCCGAAAGCCTCTCGGTGTGGCTGAACGTCGAGGGCGCGGCAAGTGACACAAGCAGCCAGACGAGCACGAGCAGCAGCGTTGTTGTTGCCGAGGTCTCATCCGACAGCAACGTTGCTTACGGCACATTCCAAATGACATACGGCACAGAGAGCGACACGTCGGTGAGCGTGAGCTTTGGAAGCAAGGCGAAGTTTGCAGACAAGCCCGTTGTTATCTGCTCTCAGCCGTTTTCAGACCGCAATATAACGATAAAATCCGACAACGTTAGCAAGACCGGCTTTACCGCCTCGCTTCCCAAAGCGGACGAGGCCGGGAGCTGCACGGTGATGTACATAGCAGTCGGAAAAGCACAGGATTAACGGAGGGATAAATGGCTAAATTAAAATCATGGACAAATGAAAACGGCACTGTAATTACATACGAAAACGGTGTTGACTATAAAGCGAAAATGAACGAAGCGGCGGCCAAGGGAGATTGGGCGGCGTATGATGAGGCGTACAACAGACGAAAAGCAAAAATAAACGGCGAAGGGCTGAACATCGACGTCGGCAAAAACCCTCATGCAGGTGCGTCTAATATAACTTACGGTAACGGAATTACTTACACCAGCGCCGCAGACTTAGGCCTTACCGCCGCGGCAAAGGCAGCCGCCGGAGATATGACCGGAGCAAGGCAAACGGAGCAGGCAAGAAACGAAAAAATCGACACGAACAACATGAATTTGCCGCGCACCAATAAATATAGCTTTACCACCGAAACCGAGCGGCACACACCATCGACGGATTACAACTCTAAGTATTCCGAAGATTTGGACAAAATCCTTGGTTCAATTACCGATGCAATAACTAATGCTCCGACTATTTCCATGCCGGGATATTCTGCACCGACGTACAATCCGCAGTATGACGCGCAGATAGACGAGCTTTTGAATAAACTGCTCAACCGTGAGGAATTTAGTTACAACGAAGAGCTTGACCCGCTGTATCAGCAGTATAAAGACCTATACACCAAGCAGGGACAGCTTGCAATGGAAGATACAATGGGGCAGGCAGCAGCCCTCACGGGAGGTTATGGTTCGACCTATTCACAGGCCGTAGGACAGCAGATGTACAATGCGTATCTGCAAAAGGTAACGGAGATGCTGCCCGAGTTCTACGACAGAGCATACGGCAAATATCGTGATGAAGGGCAGAATATGAAAGACCTCTATGGCATGTACATTGACCGCGATCAGGTCGATTTCCAGCGCTACCAGCAGGAAGTCGCGAATGCCGAAATGGCGTATCAGGCGGCTGCGGCTGCGGCAAGCATGGCATATCAGCAGCAGCAGGATAACATAAGCAATCTCGGCAACCTGTATGGCCTCGTTTCCGGCGCGGATGCAACGGATTATGAGCGGTTCCTCAACAACTGGAACATGAACAACACGCTTGATCAGCAGGAATACAACAAGCTTATCGACAAGTGGAATCAGGACATGCAGCTGAGCGAGAGCAATTACAACAGGCGGCAGGATGCCCAGAAGCTTGCACAGAGCCAGATAGACGCAATCATTGCAGCCGGCGGCACGCCCTCTCAGGCGCTTATAAGCACGGCAGGCTATGACCCGTCATATATCAACTCCCTCATGAGCTACTATCAGCAGCAGGCGGCGGCTCAGACGGCGGCACGAAGCGGCGGCTCAGGCGGCGGGGGAAATAGGTATCCGAGTGGCAAAGACTTCAAGGTAAACAAAGATGGAAGTATTTCAGTAAAAAAAGTTCGTCAGCTTAATTTTGACCCTGACGAGGGCATTTTCACATGGAACGGCAAAAACTATAACAGCCTTAATTCGCTCGTCGATGCATGGAATAAAAACTCGAGTTTAACCGATGATGATATAAATGTTCTCAAACGAAAGCTTAAATCTCAGGCAAATATCAGCTTGTAAGTTCAGCGAGGTTAAAGATGGCGAAGAAAATAAATCTTACAAAAGAGCAGATAGAGGCTGCTGCAAAAGCAGGGCGCGAAAAGACCGAAAAAGCCTATGCCCAGAAAGCACAGGCAATCGCCAAGGGTTACGGCACAAACAGTGCTAAATCCAAAGTTGGTAAGAATAGAGGACAATTGCCCGAAGTGAGCGAAGTTCTTGCTCGTAACAACCCTGCTTTCGCTGCTTTGCAGCAAGCCGGGAACGCCAAAAAGCTCACCAAGGGCAGCGACGCTATATCTTACGGCAAAAAAAGCAGCGAGCGCAAGCCGGGGCAGATAAGCGCTTTGGGCGCGGGAGATTACGGCGCGTCAAAAACAACGAGATTTGACGCTACGGCGAACGCTGCAATATACAGCACGGCAGGCGCGTTTTCAAACCTTTTCGGTCTGCTGAAAGAAAAGGACGCGCAGACAAAAGCGCGAGATGCAGCGGACAGCGCAAGGCTTAAAGCCGGATATGACGCAATGCTCAACGGCGAGGACATAAACACGCGCGAGGGCGGTCTCAAGAAGCAGCATGAGGACAGCCAAAAGGCCTTTGAGCGCGGTTATGCAGCGCTTGCAGGAGCAGGGCAAAAGAATTTTGACACCGCCGATGAGCTTGCCGCACGCTCGAATGAGTATCAGCAGATAGCAAAAGAGGGCTTAGGCAAGTTCGGACAGGGCGTTGTTGACTTCGGCATTGCAGGCTTGCAGTTTGCCGGTGACGCGGCTATGAACGCCATTCTCCCCGGCTCAGGTCTTGTGGCAATGGGAATGAGAGCGGCAGGAAGCGGAGCGCAGGAGGCAAGAAACAACGGCCTTGATATCAATGACCAGTTTACCTCTGGCCTCAAGAGCGCGGCAATCGAAGTGCTTACAGAGAAGCTTTTCGGCGCTGCTTCCAAAGTCGCATACGGCAAGGGCATTATCAGAAACGAGAGCCTTGTTAACGGTCTTGTAAACCGACTGGCAAAGACGGACAAAGGCCGCACGGCGCTCAAGGTCATTGTCGGCGCGAACGAAGAAGGCTTAGAGGAAGTCCTCTCGGATATCCTGAACCCTGTTGCAGACCGTGTGCTCAAGCTGGATGACGGCAAGGGCGATTGGTCTGACCTGGGCGAGGACATGGACGCAGAGCAGATGCTCGAGGACTACATCATCGGCAGCACTCTCGGCCTTTTCGGCGCAGGAACGAACGTTATAAGCGGTCAGTATCGCGCCGAGAACGCGCAGCAGAGAGCGTATGAAAATTATCAGCGCGAGCTTGTAAACGCCGGGATTGCATCCGAACAGGGTTCTCAGGCACAGTTGACCGCCGCAGAATATCAGAACATCCTTGACAACAGCGCAAAGAGAGGCAACAGAAACCTGAGCGACAAGGAAACAGCCAACCTTGAACAGCTTATAACGGCTGAGAGAGACACGCCGGCAGTGCGAAATGCTCTTGAGCGCAGCGGTACGCTTGTTGACGATAACACCGCGACGGTCATTGCCAAGGCTGCAAGCGGTCAAAAACTGACGAGAGCGGAGCAGAGCATCATAGACAGCAGCCCGGTAATGCAGCAGGCTGTGAATACCATGACCGGGAGCGGCGCAGTTGCCAACATCCGCACAACGGCGACAAAGAACAGCGTTGTTAACAGCATGGCAGAGCGATATACGGTCTCCCCGGAGGTTATAAGCAGAACATACGATCTCGCCCCCGTCGAGTCTCCCGAGGCGTTTGAAATGGCGTTTGATGCTGTGTATCAGATGGGGCAGCAGGGCGCGAACAAAGAGTCGCTTATCAAAGTGCCCGTTCTGAACCGCGCACAGGCGGAGATAGCCTATAACATGGGTGCATCTACAACTCAGGCGGCGGTTGACAATGCGGCGGTGCAGGGCGATAATGTAAGCACACAGGTAAACAACCAGATAAACACACAGGAGGTAAACGAGAATGGAGTACGTCTACGCGACAGCGGCCAACGGCTTAACGGTCAGAATACCGAAGGACAAATACCCTCAGTGGAAAGAGGCGCAGTCGAAGCTTACGCCGGAACAGATAGCGGCAGACAAAGCGGTTATAGCGCAGCTCAAGGCAAAACTGGGCAAAAAGTAGTCTATAACGGCGTAGAGCAGGAGAACGTCTACTACTCCGGTGAGGACACCGAGAGCATGAAAAAAGGCCGTGAGCTTGCAAGAAGCTACGGCTATAACGTCACATATTTCGAGGGCGGCAATATCAAGGGCAGCGGCGGCGAGTTCAGAGGCATGGTCGATACCGAGAGCAAGACCGTTATGGTGCGCTCAGACCATCCCGACATATCCGCAGAGCAGATAATGCGCCACGAGATGGGGCACGCGGCAATCGCACAGGGCGATATAAGCCTTGACGAGTTGCGCAGTGCTATGCTTTCAGACCTCTCGGAGAAAGAGCTTAACAGCGCTGTTGAGGTCTACAGACACGCATACGGCGACACGATAAGCAAGGCCGAGGCGTTCGAGGAAATGTGCTGCGACGCGCTGGGCAAGATAAACATCTTTGCCGGAACGGAGCACGACAGCGCAAACTACGGCAAGGTACAGGAGAGCTTCCGCAAGCACACCGCCGAGACTGCGAACAAAGGCAGAGCACCGCCGAAGAGCGGGGTTATGTTCTCGCGGCAAGCAGAAGATAAGTATTTTGCCAGACAGATAGACCAGTGGGACGGCAAAGACCATGGCGGTGCATTCAGAGTCGGCGGAGTTTCTGAACCGCTGTTGAAAGTAGGAATACCAAATACAGATATTTGGTTCGACCAAAGTAAGGCCGCAAAACAACTTCTTGAAAAAGGAGAAATCACGAAATCTGTTATTAAACAAATACCTGAGATTTTGCAGCACCCTATTGCAATATCAGAATCATATGACAATACAGTTATGGTTTTTGGTCAGGTATTTGATGCGAATGGTAACCCTATAGTAGTTGCATTGCGCGTTAATTCTACAAAGAGGCGTAACAGCATTACGCTTGTTAACAAAATAAGAAGTGTGGGCTCACGCTCTCACAATTTAGATAAACTTTTAAACGACAGCAATATCCTTTACCTCGGAGAGAATAAAAAAGAAACCAAAGCATGGTTCAATGCCTTAGGGCGCTCTACGCCGTTCGGGGGAACCAAGTTTGGTCTCATCCGTAGTGTATCATTTGCTGATGCCGCTGTCAAGAAATTTTCCATGGAAGCGCCGATAGAGCAGAAGAAAAATCTTATCGCGCTGCACAATCTTGACGAGACAAAGCTTCTGAAAACGCTCAAACTCGGCGGTTTTCCGATGCCGAGTATCGCAATAACAAAAAGCGATATACCGCACACGAATTTTGGCAATATCACCGTCGTTTTCGGCAAGGAAACAGTTGACCCGAAGTTTGACAGGCGCAACACCGTTTACTCAGCAGATGCATGGACTCCGCTTTTCCCGCGCATGGAATACGAGGCAAACGAAAAGGCGGCTCAGAGAATACGACGCAAATATTACGAGCTTGAGAAAAAACATGGTCATGATTTTGTGAGTCCGTTATATGAGTCTGCCAATTACCTTGATGACACACTCACGAAATACGGCGGCGTGGAGGGGCTAATAGATAAATTTGCCGATGACACGCGGATGATGCAGATATACCTTGCTGACACCGGCAGAACGCCTGTTGAATCGGTGAAAACCGAAACGATAACGCGGCTTACGGATAATCAGATCGAGGTATATGATGCGCTGATAAACACGCTCGGCGCGGATGTTCTCAACGACATGGCTGCAAAACATAATGAAGCTCCATTCGCTGCGCGAAAGGCATGGTTTGCAAAGCACGGAGATGCGCTTAAAGCGGCGTTCGAGCAGTATTACACCAAAGACGGAATTGATGCGAAAACGGCAAAATCCGTAGTTGATGCAATGAAACCGGCAGAGCTTATCAAGGAAGCAACCAATGCGCGTAAATATCTCAAGGATGGTGCTGAGACCCGAAAAACCGAAGTCGATATTGACGCGACAAACATTGCTATAAGAAAAGCCGTTGACAGCGGCGAATATATTAAGTGGCTCAATGACCTGTACGGCGACGCAGTAAAGGACAGCGGTTTTTATAACAACAAAGATTATTACACTTCAAGCGGAAATAGACGAAGCTTCAAGGCTACGCATTATCCGAATACACTTGACGGCATAGTAAAGGCAATGGCTTCGCAGGGCGACGGAAACTCACGAAACGTTATGGGCTTCCACGGCGTTAAAAGTCTGCGTGCAGGTGCTGCCGAGCGCTTCAAGAGCGTCGAAGATATGCACAAGCTTGAAGGACGCCTGAAGCACCTGACAGCGGAGGAAGCAAGCCAAATATCCGATGCGCTTGACAGCAGGCTTTCCGAGCTCATGCACGACATTTATAACCTCGTTCCCCACAGCGGCTACAGTAACGAGCTTATGGAATTGGACTCTATAGGCGAAGTGTTTATGGAGGCAACGGAGCTTAAATATGTTAGCCCCGCGAACGTGAAAGCGCTTTTCAAGAAGTATAACTATCCGCTTACCGATAAAATGGCGAGCGATATAGTTGCGCTGCTGTTTGACGTTAATAATATGCCGGTCAACATCTTCGAGGCAAAGCCTGAACGCGTGGTCGGCTTCGACGAGATACGCAAGGTCATTATCCCCGACACATCGTCGGATACGCTGCGCAAGGCACTTAAAGAAGCAGGAATAAATGCCGTCGAAGAATACAGAGCCGGAGACGATGCAGCCCGAATGAAGATCGCAAATGACGTGCCGGATGCGCATTTTTCCCGCGAGCCGGAGAGACTTAACGAGCTGCGGCGGCAGAATGAGCGGAAGCTTGCACAGGCTACGGCGGAGGATGCCGCAAACGAGAACGAGCGCGGCCTTATACGCGACTATCAGAAGCAGTACAGCAAGGTCGAGGACATACGCGAAAAGCTCAGTGCGGCGCAGCAGACGCTTACAGAGGCCGAGGACAGCGGCGCAGACTACGACACTACCACCAAGGCGAAAAACCGCTTTACGGTACTCAGCAATCAATATGCGCGTGAGCATAGAAAACTCGAAAGCTACGCCAAAATGAAAGCCCTTCAAAACGTTCTCACGAGAGTTGATGAGCGGGTGGGCAACGACCTGCCGGAGGGCATGGGCGCAGCTTCCGCAAACTTCACGGGAGAGGAAACCGTGGGCGAGCGCTGGGTAACGGAGGCTCAGGGCGAGGGCGACAGCGTACTGCACCCGATAAGCAAGGAGCAGGAGGCAAATCTCGCCGAACAGCAGCACAGGGCGCCGCAGGAGATACCAAAGGAAGACCTTAACGGCAAGCTCACGAGCAAGCATGTTTCCACCATAGCCAACAGCGGCATGACACCGGCTGAGTTCTCCGACGCGCTGAGAGAGGATGCGGCACTGGGTAAGTTCTCGCACATTGCATACTCCGACGAGGAAGCGCTTAAAAAGGCCGAACGCACTATCTCTGACGACGGCTGGGATCAGGCGCTTGCAAACTACAAGGCCGAGATAAACAGCGGCAGAGTATCGAAGGACAACACCGTTATGGGCATTGCCCTTTACAACAATGCTGTCAACAGCGGAGACTACGTAACGGCGATGGACATTGCATCGCTCATGGTCAAAAACTCCACGAACACGGCGCAGTCCTTGCAGGCTATGCGCATTCTCAACAAGCTTTCGCCCGAATGCAGACTGTACCTCGCGGCAAAGTCGATTGAGAACATCGAGGAAGATCTCAATGAGCGGTACAAGGACAACAAGGCGGATATACATGTTGACAAAATCCTTTACGATGAGTATGCCAAGGCGCTCAGGCAGGGCAATGAGGACGGCATAAAAACCGCGTGGGCGAACATAGAGCAGAGCGTAGCACAGCAGATAGACGCGACATGGTATGAAAAGCTCAACAATTTCAGATACCTCGCAATGCTGGGCAATCCTCGTACACATGTCAGAAACATCGTGGGCAACGCATTTTTCGTGCCGGTCAGGGCAGCCAAAAACACCATAGCATACGGCCTTGAAAATGTCGCCGACAGCAAAGTGAACGGTGGCATAGAGCGCAGCAAAGCCATGCTCAACCGCAATAACGCAAATGACGTGGCACTTATAAAATATGCAATGACCGATTATGAAGCGGTGCAGGAGACTATACTCTCGGGCGGCAAGTATGTCGATACATTCCAGGGCATAGACAAGAAAAGGACGATTTACAAAACCAAAATCCTTGAGGCGGCACGCAAGGGCAATTCAAACCTGCTTGACGCGGAGGACGCATGGTTTTGTAAACCTGCATACGCCAACGCGCTCGCGAAATGGTACAAGGCAAACGGCATAACCGCCGAACAGCTCAACACCGGCAAGGTACCCGAAAGCACGATAATAAAAGCTCAGACCGTTGCGATAAAGGAAGCCCAGAAAGCGACTTACCGCGACACAAACAGATTTTCGGCAATGGTCAGCAGGCTCGGCAAGGTCGATAACAAGATCGCTTCTGCGCTAATAGAGGGCGTTTTGCCGTTCAAAAAAACACCGGCAAACATACTCGTGAGAGCGGTGGAATACTCGCCCGTAGGGCTTATAAAGTCGCTCGCCGTTGACACAAAGAAAGTCAAGGCGTATGTAAACGGCGATGCAGAAAACGGAATGTCACCGGCACAGTTTATCGACGACGTTTCCGCCGGGCTGACTGGCACTGCGCTTGTTGGCTTGGGTGTTCTTCTGGCATCGTGGGGATTATTCAGCGGCAGTCCCGGAGATGACGATAAACAAAACAAGTTTGACGAGCTGGGCGGAAGTCAAAACTATGCGCTTAACATAGGCGGTCTAAGCATCACGCTTGACTGGCTCGCGCCGGAAAGCATGCCGCTATTCGTGGGCGTTGAACTGTATAATTCGCTCAGCGGCAAAAGCGAGGATAACGGCTTTGTCCAGAACCTTATGAGTTCCGTCATGAGCCTCAGCACGCCGATGTTTGAAATGTCAATGCTTCAAAGCGTCAACGATCTGTTTGATAACCTTGCCTACATAAAGCAAGGACAGGGTTCGTTCAAAATCGCAACGAGCATGGCGACAAACTACATATCACAGTATTTCCCGACGCTGTTCGGGCAGGCCGAAAGAGCGTTTGGAGAAAATCAGCGAGAAACAACGTATATTGACCGCAACAGCAATGTCGGCTCTGAGCTGCAATATATGTGGGGCAAGATCGCCAACAAGATACCGCTTTATGATTTCAGTCAGATACCGTACATTGACGCATGGGGACGTACAGAGGAAACCGGCAACCTGTTTGAGAGGGTGCTCAACAACTTTGTAAATCCGGCATACGTCAAGAAGGAGCGCAGCACCGAGATAGACGGCGAGCTCAAACGGCTTTATGATCTGGGCGAAACCTCCGTATATCCCAGCCGCGCGAAAACAAACACAAAAATCAACGGCGAATATCTGACGGCTGAGGAATATGTGAAGTATGCAACAGTTAAGGGGCGAACCTCTTATGATCTGGCAACGAAGATAATAAACAGCAGCACATATTCTCGCGCATCCGATGCCGAAAAGGCATACATGCTCAGTTATGTATACAAGTACGCAGACCATATCGCTAAGTACGAAGTCAATAACGAAAGCAGCCTTGCGAAATGGGAAGCAGCAGCCTATAAGAGTTCAAACCCGGCGCAGGGGATAATCGACCATGCGCAGGAATATTATAAGCGCAAAGAGGACAACGAAAGTTAAAAAACATGCGGAGGTGGGGCTTAATAAGCCCTGCCTCCTTTTGTTATGCTGAAATCAAGAAGCAAAAAAGGAGGAAAAGCCTTTTGACAACAATCATGATCGGCAAAGCGCTGGCAACGGTGACGGAAAACGAAACCTTGACCAGCGGCATGATAAATGCAAAGATAAAATTCGAGTTTTCAGCCGATTGGCATTCGGGAATAAGCAGAACCGCGATATTCACGGCAGGCGACGTTACAAAGGTCGTGCTCGACTCGTATTGGGAAAACAACGTCTGCTCCATTCCGCAGGAATGCCTTGAGAAAAGCGACGAGATACTTATGGTCGGCGTGTACGGCGCAGACAACGCCAACACGGTCGCGATACCTACGGTGTGGGCGACGGTCGGCAAGATACGCAAGGGCTATGAGGGATATGAGGACGTATCGACCGGCACACTGCCCATCTGGGCGCAGGTGCAGTCGGCGGCGGCACAGTCGGCACAGGCGGCAAAGGACGCGCAGACAGCGGCAGAAACCGCACAGGGCAAAGCCGAGGATGCGCAGGCAGCAGCGGAGACGGCACAGGCAGCAGCCGAGACCGCACAGGGCAAAGCGGAAACCGCGCAGAGCAAGGCAGAGGCCGCGCGAGATGCCTCGAAAGCAGCTCAGGCAGCAGCGCAGGCCGCACAGGGCAAGGCTGAGACTGCCCAGAGCAAAGCCGAAGATGCGCAGGGCGCCGCCGAAGCTTCCGCAGCGGCGGCGGCAGAATACGAGAGCGGCGCGAAAAGCGCGGCGGCAACGGCTACGGCAGGCGGCAATATGGCCAAGAGCTGGGCTGTAGGCGGCACGGGAACGCGCGAGGGCGAGGATACCGACAACGCGAAGTATTGGGCTAAAGCGGCTCAGGGCGCGGCAGGCGGCGGCGTGGCGAGCTTCAACGGGCGCTCGGGCGCTGTTGCACCGCAGGCAGGCGACTACACCGCGAGCATGGTCGGAGCGGATGCAAGCGGCGCGGCGGCGGCTGTGCAGGGCAACCTTACAACTCACGTTGCCGACACAACAAAGCATATCACGGAGACAGAGAGAACAGAGTGGAACGCAAAGCAGAACGCCCTCACTTTTGACGGCACTCCCACTTCCGGCAGTGCAAACCCGATAACCTCGGGCGCCGTTTACGAAGCTCTTGAAAATCTGCCCGAACCCATCATCGGCACCGCGCCGCCGACGACATCGACTGTTGGAACGGTCGGTCAGCAGTACATAGACAAAACGAACAAACGCGTCTGGTACTGCACGGCGGCAGAAGCGACGGGGTATACATGGATATCGCCAGACAAGGAATTAGCCGACGCGATCGCCGCAAAGCAGGATGCATCAAGCGCGGTCAATTCGTCTAACATCGGCAGCCAGACGGTCAACAAAGCCAAGTACGCGACCGACACCATCGCCGTCGGCACACCTGCGCTGCGCAATCAGTATTTTGCAAACGCGGAAGCAACACCGACTGTAAATGGGCAGATATGCTGGGTGTACGGCTAAGGGGACTCGGATATGGCACACAAGACTTTAATCAATGGTACTTCCTATGATATCAAAAAGGGTAGAACCTTAATCGGCGGTACCGGCTATGATGTCAAGAAAGGCCGGACACTTATAGGTGGTACGGGGTATGATCTCAAATTCGTAACGCCTATAGCCACACTGGACGAAGGTAGTGTTATCAAAATAAACGAGAGTGGATCGCCTGTTGAGTTCTATGTTGCAAAGCATAATTATGAAAGCGAATTGAACGGATCAGGAAAAATACTTGTCGTTAGAAAGGATTGTTACAGCACAAGGGCGTTCAACTCCCGCATATACACAGAGCATTTCCCTACATCGGACATTTGCACTTGGTTAAATGAAACCTATATAGGACTTTTGGATAGTGGTGTACAAGAAGCTATTACTACCACAACATTTAAAGTTTGGGTGAGTGGCATAGAGGTAACCACGGCAGAAAAGAAGATATTTTTATTATCTGCTACGGAACTGGGCTATGTATACAACACTTCACAATCTAGGTTGGCATACGTCGAAGGTGAAAAATTAGATATTAGCGATTTGCTAATTCCTGCGAATTTGAACGGCGAAGCTGTCAGACAGTGGACACGCAGTAACGTGCCCGGCTATGGAGAATATGTATGTGTTAATAATGCTAACGGTAGTTTTGGCCGTGCACAAAGCTTGATGGCTATAATCGGTGTGCGCCCAATTTTTGCTTTACCCGAAACAATGGAAGTCGATAATGATTTCATCCTGATTGAACCATGAAAGGAGACACAATGACCTACATCAAAGTAAACAACACACTATACCCAGCGAAAATAGACGGCAGGATAGCCGACTACGAATGGGACAGGCGTGATACCAAGAGCATCACGCTTAACATGACTTACGCCGAAGTGCTTGCGCTGCTGCCGGATAACACGCCGTGGAGCATCGTTCAGAAAGACACGGTGCAGAAGCTAAGCGAGGACGGCCAGCCGATGATAGACAGCAGCGGAAATCCCGTAATGGAAGAAGTCACGAGCGAGTTTGACAACTCGGAATACCGCATGAGCGGCGTTATCCACGATAACCGCGACGGCACTGTTACCATCAAAATGGGCAAGCCTACGGAGATCGAGACCGTGACGGCAAACGCGATAAGCTCGGCAGACCTTGAAAACGCGTACAAGGAAGGTGTGAACAGCATATGACGAAAGATGAAGCAATCGTAAAAATGAAGGAAAAAGGCGCGGACGATGCCGCAGCCCTGCGAACAAAGGCGAACACCATGACCGGCACCGAGATCATAGCCGCAGAAATCGCCGTGCCGGATTTCGACGCGACGAAGGACTACAGCGCCTGTCCTGTGGGAACGCCGGTAGCCGACGAAGGGCAGGTGTGGAAGCTTATCCAGCCCCACAACGCAGCAAACTACAGCGGCAGACCGTCCACCCTTCGCGCTCTATGGGGGCTATGTCACACTACAGACCCGGCAAAGGCGAAACCGTGGGTCGATGCCAACGGCACGTCGGGAATGTACATGAAAGACGAATGCTACAAGGCCGCAGACGGCAAGGTCTATCGTTGCAAGCAGGACAACTGCGTTCACGATGCCGCCGCGCTGCCGAGTGCGTGGGAGGATGCGTAGCTTGTGACCGGCATTAATGCCGTTTGCAATACTGCCCCCTGCCGTTCGGGGGCTTATAAATAGGCGGCTTGAAAAAAGAAAACTGCGGCGGCTCAGTTTAGATAGACAGCACAAGCCCCAAAAAAGAATAGCTATCCTTGAAGATTTACAACCGCCACAAATTGAAGATCATCTCGTAGGGCGCGAGATGGGTAAAATAAAAAATGCCCACCGAGATGATAAAGGACGGTGATTTTTCAACCATGAACATTACCCCGAAACAGGTGCTTGAGCTGGCCGCAAAATACATAGGCTACAAGGAAAAGGCATCGAACAAAGACCTATACAGTTTCACAGATAACGCCGGGCGGGGCAACTTCACGATGTTTCAGGCCGAGCTTGATAAGGCGAAGTTCTGGAACACGCCGAAGAACGGCTATGAATGGTGCACAAGCTTTGTAGCGTGGTGCTTCTGGCGCATAGCCGGAAACGCGGCAAAGGAAACGCTGTGCCTTACCGGGCAATATGGTGCGAGCTGCGTAAGCTGGGCGAAGTACTACGCGGCACAGGCAAGGCTTTACACCAAGCCCGAAGTTGGCGACCAGTATTTCCAGAAAGACACGCGCGACGGCCTGCCGTGTCACACAGGCATTGTCGAAAGTGTTAGCGGCAGCACGTTTGTGACTATCGAGGGCAACTATCAGAACAGCGTCCAGCGCGTCAGACACAGCCTTAACAGCGGCACGGTCTACGGCTTCGGCAGACCGAAATACACACAGAAAACGGAGGATGAGGATATGGTGAGATGGAAAACGGTCAACGACGTTCCCGAAGGCCTTTACCGCGACACGGTGAAGAAGCTTATGGCCGACGGCGTTATTCAGGGCAAGGGCGACGGCGTGGTTGACCTGACCGAGGACATGCTCAGGACGATAATTTTTTGCGAGAGGATAATTAAAAAATAATGGTTGAAAGTGTAGTCGTAGCTATCATAACCGGCGTGCTGACGCTTATCGGCGTACTTATCAGCAACAGCAAATCACAGGCGGTAATGGAAACAAAGGTGAACGAGCTGACACGAGAGGTCAGGGAGCACAACAACTTTGCAAAGCGTATGCCTGTAGTAGAGGAACAGCTCAAGGTGGCAAATCATCGGATAGCAGACCTTGAGGGCGACATGAAAAATCATTATCATTGACGGAGGATCAAACATGAAAATCAATTGGACTGTACGCATTAAAAACAAAACCTTTTGGCTTGCGCTAATCCCGGCGCTGCTGCTGCTTATTCAGGTAGTGGCTGCGGTGTTCGGCATCGATCTCAAGCTTGACGCGCTGGGCGATAAGCTGCTGGCCGTTGTAAACGCGCTGTTCGCGGTGCTGACCATCCTCGGCGTAGTCACAGACCCGACAACCGCCGGAGTGGGCGACAGCAAGCAGGCTATGGAGTACGATAAGCCGAAGTGTGATAAATGACACAGGCGCGATTACGGCTCAGGCCGGACATGGCAATGCTGCCGCGCGAGAAGTGGGATGAGCTTATATACAGCTCCAATCTCGGGCGCGAGGGCAGTAGGATAGCGGATTTGTATTTCATTCAGCAAATTCCGCAGATAGACATAGCAGAAGAAATAGGGCTTGACCGAAAAACCGTCTCGAAGAGAATCACAACGGCAAGAGCCAAAATAGAACATAATTACGAGCGGCTTTTCAAAAGCTGAGGGGAGGCAAAACCTCCCCTTTTTTTACGCCCATTTTCCCCATAACACGGACATTAGTTACCCCCTTTGAAAGCGGAAAAGCTTTAAGCTTTAGGTAAAGGGAGGCGGCGAAATGTTCGTGTTTTTTAATCCTAATCCGGGCGCTAAGCGCGTCGGCGATTGCGCAGTGAGAGCAATTGCAAAAGCAATGGGAACGGACTGGGAAAAGACCTATCTCGCTTTGTGCGTTGAAGGTCTGAGAGCGCACGACATGCCCTCGGGAAACAGCGTCTGGGGAAGTTACCTCAAAGCCAACGGCTTTAGACAGCGCATGCTGCCAGATGCTTGCCCGGAGTGCTACACAGTCGCCGCCTTCGCCGATGAACATCCGCACGGCGTTTATGTCCTTGCACTGTCCGGGCACGTCGTGGCCGTCGTAAACGGCGATTACTACGACACGTGGGACAGCGGCGAGGAAGTGCCGGTTTATTACTTTGAAAGAGAGGATTAATCATGGCTTACGGTTACGGCAACATGTATGGGCAACCATATTATCAGCCGCCTATGATGGACAACCTCGCGCAGATGCGAGCACAGCAGCAGCCTGCACAGCAGGGCATGATCTGGGTGCAGGGAGAGGCGGCAGGTAAAGCGTATTTAGTAGCTGCCGGAAACACTGTTCCGCTTTGGGACAGCGAACGGCAAACGATCTATCTTAAATCCGTTGACACGGCAGGCATGCCGACTATGCGCATTCTTGACTACACGGAACGAGCGCAGAGCACACCGGCTCAGCCGACTGCGGACTATGTGACCCGGGCGGAGTATGAGGCACTTGTAAAGCAAGTTGCGGCGCTTATGCCGAAGGAGGTAAGCAATGAGTAATCCTTTGTTTGAAGCTCTCGGCGGCGGAGTTAATCCGCAGTTTCAGCAGCTCGTGCAGCGCTTTCAGCAATTTAAAAGCACGTTTCAAGGAGACCCACAACAGGAAGTGCAAAAAATGCTTCAAAGCGGAAAGATAACACAGCAGCAGCTCAATCAAGCGCAGAGCTTTGCGCAACAGTTCCAGGCGCTTATGAAGTAGGTACATTTTATCCGGCCGGGTATTTGTAAATACATATCGAAAGGAAAACTAAACAATGGCGATTTCTTCTGATGCGCCGGTAATGACCATGCCGGTTGCACCAACCTCAGCAAACGGCGGCTTCGGCGGTTTTGGCGGTGACGGATGGTGGATAATCCTCTTTTTCATCGTGCTTTTCGGCTGGGGCGGCAACGGCTGGGGCGGTAACAATGGTGGAGTGATGGACGGATACGTTCTAACTTCCGACTTTGCAAACATCGAGCGAAAGCTTGACGGCGTTAACAACGGTCTGTGTGACGGCTTCTACGCCATGAACACGGGAATGCTTAACGGCTTCGCCGGTGTCACTCAGGCGGTTACAAACGGCTTCTACTCTTCCGAGTTGTCACGCTGCAATCAGCAGGCCGCACTTATGCAGCAGCTGAACGCAATGCAGATGCAGGCTCAGGAGTGCTGCTGCGAGAACCGCGCGGCAATTGCTCAGGTGCGTTACGATATGGCAACGCAGGCTTGCGATACTCGCAACACTGTGCAGAACGCAACACGCGACATTATCGACAACGCAAACAGCAATAGCAAGGCAATTCTCGATTTCCTCGTCAACAGCAAGATGCAGGATTTGCAGACCGAGAACCAGAACCTCAAGCTTGCAGCTTCGCAGGCTGCGCAGAATAATTACCTCGTGTCTCAGCTGCGGCCTTGCCCGACTCCGGCTTACATCACTTGTAACCCTTGGGCTTCGTCTGCACCCTACGGGGCATGCGGTAGCTGCGCATAACAAATCACATAGTTTAGCTTTTTCGTGACTTTACGAAAATGGTCGGCCTTTACCGATACTAACGATAAGCGGTGGGGCGTATAGCCTCACCGCATTTTTTATGAAAGGACTGATTATATGGCAACTTGCAAAGAACTCAAAGAAAAATTCATTGACTATCTTATGGACGTAGACCTTGACACGCTCGATGTCAGCGAGCTTAACACGTTTGCGTATATCATCAAGACTGTCAACGAAACTGAAAAAGGCGATTACTTTGAAAACATGATAAAAACCATGTCGCTGTCAATGCCTTTTGGTATTGCCGGAAAGGAGAGCGAAAACGATGGCTGAATTTACGAACTCGAGCATTGTAACCGTTGCAGCCGGGCAGAACGTACCTCTCACCGAGACTGCGGTAGCCGGTAATTGCAGCATAGTGCACCGCGAGGGCGCAGGCATTGTCACGCTCAGAGGTCTCACAAATCAGTGCAGAGCGCGTTATCGCGTTGCCTTTGGCCCATACCCACCGGCGGCACTGTAGAGGCTATCACAGCTGCTTTAGCGATAAACGGCGAACCGCTCACCAGTGCGACGGCAACGATAACACCGGCTGCGGTTGAGAATTATTTTAATATCTACGTTGCCGCAAATGTAAACGTACCGCGCGACTGCTGCCTAACTGTAGCAGCAGAGAACACGAGCAATCAGGCAATCAACTTTGCAAATGCAAATCTTATAGTTGACAGAATAGCGTGAAGGGAGCAATAACATGAGTATGAGAACACTTGAAAGACTGCGCGACATGCTTTGCGAGGAACTTGACAGCATTGCGGAGCAGGGCGAATTAAACGTTGGCGCACTTGACATTATCGACAAGCTTGTGCACAGCATCAAGAACATCGACAAGATCTGCATGGGCGAGGGCTACAACCGCAGAAGCGAATGGGATGCAGAGGGCTTTATGAGAGGCAACAGCTACAAGCGCGACAGCATGGGGCGCTATAGCCGGGATGATGACTATAGCCGCAGACATTACAGCCGCGCCGACGAAAACGAGCACGCTATAGCAAAGCTTGAGGATATGCTCAAAACCGCAGGCGGCGAGAGCGAGCACATGGCGATAAAGAAAGCAATAAGCATCCTCAAGAACGCATAACAAAGTTGTCGTAAATTTTGACGTAAAATTGCGAGTTAAAACGTGTGTGTATACGTCGATTTTTGTATGATTACGTTGAAAAGTATATGACGCAAAATCTCCGCAAACCATTGATAAATAAAGAAAACCCCGAAGTTTCAACGACTTCGGGGTTTTCTCTTTTTGGCACGCCGTAAGGGATTCGAACC